GTGATTTCAAAAGGTTCAAAGCTAAGAGTTTTGGCTAACTATCATTATAAAAATCACCCCGAGAAGAATGTTGATATCTTACTTGGGGAAACGAGAAATGGTAAATATCAACAATTTCAAGTACAAGACGTTAATCAAGGATTGAATGGAAAAGTGAATACCGGGTATGCCTACGTTAGAGCATTCACGAATGTTCCATTGAAAGTTGGCGATTACGTTACTGTAAAAGAAATTCTAGCGATTATTAAAAAATACAAAGATACAATCATTCATATCAAAATTGAAGAAACGATGCCCGGTGAATTGATTGTAGATGATAGCGAAGTTAGCGAGGAGGGCGTATATGGGTATTAAAGCTGCACCTTGCCACGCAGGCAAAAAAGAGGCTTGTCCTAGATCGAGAAATTGTGATTTGGGAAATCGTTGCGAGAAGTATCGAAAATGGTTAGAAGAATATCGTAAAGGAAGATAAAAAAGTTAATGGAAGATTTATCAAGTGTCGTTCGAGTTTCAAGAGATGCATTAAGGACTTGTAATTTTAACGATATACCAAAGCTGTATAAAGTAGCGAAAGTTATGTACGATGCGATGATACTTCAATATGATTACGCTTATGAAAACAATGATTTAAGACAGCAATATCGAATATGTCAGTTAATAGATCAAGAAGTTTTACCAAAGCTAAATGAAGCTATTGTACGTACTAAAGACTGTAAAAGTGGCAATCGTTTAGCGACAAACATGGTGGATTTATTAAAGTTGTTCTTCGCATTATCTGCAAGACGCATCTTAAGGAATTTTGCTTTATATATTGAGCAATATAAACGTAAAAAGGTGTGGGACAAGACAATGGATACAATGGAGTGTGTGTTTTCGTACGCCGATGAGTTTGCGATATCGGATAATATGAATATTATGCGTACTTCTTGTATGCCCGGTCTTGGAAAGTCATATTTTGGTAATTTATTTGTAGCTAATGCGCATGGCAATGACCCAAACTTGCAAATATTGCGAATCACATACTCTGATGACTTAGTTAAGATTACAACGAGACAAACAAAAGCGATTATCAAATCAAAAGCTTTTGCAGAAATATTTCCTCGCTATCAAAATGTCAAAAATATATTTAAACAAGAAGATAAGTATTCGTATTGCTTATGTGATTGCGAAGATGAATACAATCTATTCGGTTTTACCCGTGATGGTCAGTTGGCTCACTGTAGTAGTGATATTACAGTGAATCCCATCTAATTGCTGGAAACCTAAACCACTATGTGGCATGGCAATCAGCAGCTAAGATTTTGAGAAATTTGTTGGATAACAACCAACCATTTCTCTTTTATTTTGCGATAAAGGAGGAAATGGAAAATGGAAATTTGGAAAAAAGTGGAAAATTTTAACATGTACGAGATAAGCAATTTAGGAAGATTAAGAAAAAACTACAAAAAGGGAACAACAAAAATTTTAAAACCTGATGTGATTAACGGAGGCTACCTAAGATACACGCTATCAAAAGAAGGCATAACGTATCGGTTTATAGCACATAGAATGGTAGCTAAGCATTTTATACAAAATCCTAACAATTATCCCGACATAAACCATATAGATAATAATAGAACAAACAATAAAGTAGAAAATTTAGAATGGTGTACTCCTAAAATGAATGCGGAGCATAGAGAGAAGCAAAACCGAAATCCATCATGTAGAAAGGTATATCAATATGATAAAGATTTAAATTTGATAGCAATATACAAATCTACTAGGGAATGCGCAAGAAAAACTAAATATTGTAAAAGTTCTATTCAAGTATGGTGTCAAAATAGGAATATTAAACCTAAAAATCCATATATTTGGAGTTATTCTCAATTAACAAAATAAAGTTCAACGACTAGGAATTATTCCGTACACCCAAGTGGGTGGAAATGGTGGGTATCTGTTTTACGACAGATAAAGATATAGTCTGATCTTGTATGAAAGTACAAGCAGTTCTTAAATGAACGGTAGTGTATTAACGACACACTGCGAACAAAGCGCAAGCAACGGGTAAGCGTGGAAAGATTGTTGTTATTGATGATTTGTTGAAAGGACAAATCGAATGTAATAATGTGCAGCTACACAATCAATTAACACAGCGATATTATTCGGATTGGTCATCACGTGCCGATGATGATAAGCAAAAGACGATGCTTTTAGGTACGATGTGGGCAGATACGGATTTACTTAATGTCTTATATGATGTGGCGAAATCGAAAGGTTTGAGCGAGGATAAGAAGTATCCTTATGTCGAGATTACAAGTGATCGTTCCGGTTGCTTTATACGAATTCCTGCTCTTGACCGTAATAATCAATCAACTTGTCATCGAAGATATGCGACAAAGTATTTGCTTGATATAAAGAGAGGAATGACACGCTTTTTGTGGCAAGCTGTTTATCAGCAGAACCCAATCGCACCGGAAGGTCTTGAGTTTAATTACAATGTACTTCAAACCTACGAAACAAAACCGCTATTTGAGCAAGCGCAATCTCGCTACGCTTCACTTGACCCTGCGAGACGTGGTAAAAACTATGTTTCTATGCCGATATGTTACAAAATCGAAGATAAGCATTATCTTGTAGATTTCTTATATCGTAAAAAGGCGATGAAAGAAATGTACGATGTGATTGTAGATAAGATTATTGAGCATCGCATCAATATCTTGGTGTTAGAAAACAATACCGATACAAGTTTAAAAGAGGTTTTGGAAGAAAGACTTCGGTTTAAAAACTATCTGCATTGCACCATTATCGAGAAATATTCAACGCAGAACAAAGAGCAACGTATTAAGGACCATCAATCAGATGTTAGAAATTATATTGTTTTTCCATGTAAAGGAATGTTCTCTTTGAATAGCGATATGGGGTTAGCTATGGAAGAAATAACCGCATATTCTTTTAACTACCCTAATAAATTTGATGATGGTATTGATGCGCTTGTTATTTATGCAATGCAGTTTATAGATAGTGGAGTTGAATTCCCCGAGGTTGGCACATTCAAACGTGGTTACCTTTAATTTTGTGAGGAGGTGGAAAAATGTCAGAAAATGAAAAACAAGCAACACGTATTGATAATAGTGTTTATGATGTTATTGATACAGGTAATCCAAATCCATCACGAACTTACGGGGATATCGACTATTCCGGTTTTAAGATTATGACGGGAAGGAAAAAGTTAGAAATACCTGTATCAAAAGAAATGTTAAATGAACACATTATTGAGCGATATCTACCAAAGGTTTTTAATGATTTGAGTAGTAATATTTATGACTATAAGCATCTATTTAATGTTTATGCAGGCAAATCAAACATTCAAAAGAAAGAACGAAAAGCTAATCCGGATAAAGAAAACAGTATCGTTGATGAAAGGCATCCGTTTTTTATGGTTGAATTTAAAAAAGGGTATTTATATGGCAATGATACGAAGTATTCTTGTGCAGAAAGTGGAAGTTGTACCGATGAATTAACATTTTTATCAAAATATATGACCGAACAGAAAAAGCCACGTAAAAATATTGATATTTCAGAAGATGTATATATCGCAGGTGCAGGTAATCGTATGATTTTGCCAAGAAAAAATTATGCCGGTATGGATGTTACCAAGAAAGCGCCATTTGAAATTTTTAATCTTGAATATACTAGATCGTTTATCGTATATTCCTCGAATTATACACATGAAATGTTATTTGGTGGCATTATTACAGAAATTCCATCAGATGTACCAGAAATTCCGAAGTATGAAATCATGATATATGATCATAAGTATTCTTATCGTTTTTCATGTAACACACTGTTTCCGAGCATAAACGGTGCAAAATTTTTAAGTAAGCAACGACATTATATTGGTTATGTACCTTTTAGTGAATGGAAAATAAATTCCGCTAGAATTGGTATAGTGGAAGTTGTTGAATCTATTTTAGATGCAGCCAATATGATATCGTCTAATGAAGTAGATAATGTAATTGATTATGTAAATAGCATTTTATTGGTTTATAACCAAAAAATATCAAAACAATCAATGGACGGTGTATTAGAAAACAGGGCGATGCAGTTAAATACTACGGATCCATCACGACCCGCAGACGCTAAATATTTAGTAAATGCTCTTAATCATGGAGATGTAATGCAAAAATATGAAGCACTTATCAAAGTAGCTTATAGCATTGTCGGAGTACCGCAACCTACAACACAATCTACATCAGGTGGAGATACAGGAGAAGCTAGAAACCTCGGCGGAGGTTGGGCGAGTGCTAGTGTAGTTGCGGATAACGAAGAAATCATGCTTAAGGAATCCGAAAAGAATATGCTTGAAATATGTTTGGCTATTTGCATCAAACACCCATCGTGTCCTATTAAAACATTGGATATCACTGATATTGAAATTAACTTCAATAGAAATAGAAATGATAACTTGCTAGTCAAAACACAATCACTACAAAATTTATATTCAATGAATGTTCCAAAAGAAATTTCGTTGAATTATGTGGGTATATCGGCAAATTCCCATGAAGATGCGCAGGCATGGGATAAAGCGGACAAGGAGGCGAAGAATAATGTTGTAGTTACTCAAAAGGAAGAAACTACGGAAGTAGAAGATGAAATAGAAGTAACCAAAGAATGACACCCATTTGGGTGTTTTTCTTTTGCCCTAGAGAAAGGGTAGATAAATTTCGCAAACATGGACAGAGAAGTCTTAAATCGCAAAGGACAGAGAAGTCGTATAAAACGCAAGGAGTAATAAAATGAGTGAAGTAAATACACAAACAACAAGTACAACTGATAACAGTGCAAATGCGAACACACCAGATACAACGAAAGAGGAAGAAGTTGTAGCTAAAGAATTGCTTGATAAAGCAACTAGTGAAGCAGCGGACTACAAAAAGAAATGGAAAGCATTATTGAGTGAACAAGCACAAAAAGAATTAGAAGCAAAAGAAAAGGAAGAAAGAATGCTTGAAATTGAGAAAGAAAATAAGTCATTGAAAATGAACAATGCACTTGTAAATTCGGGGTTTAGCGAAAAAGTAATCAAAGACATTGTGAAAAGTGCGGTAGAGGGCGATGCTGATGCCTTAGCAAAAGCAATTACCGATGGTGCAAAAGAAGTAACTAAAGAGTTACAAGACAAAATTGCTACTTTAGAACTTGAAAATACCGAACACCCGGCAAATGGAAGCAATAGCAACAATCAAGAGATTACGCTTGATGTTTCAAAAATGTCTTTAGATGAATTAGAGAAAGCATTCAAGGAACACCCTGAATTAGCAGAAAAATACAAATAATAAGGAGGTAAATAAAAATGTCATTAAATCACACACATAGTGGATATAGCAATTTTGTGTTACAAACGAAATTTGAAGATCAGTACAAAAGTTATCTTGATCTGATGCAATTTTGTACAGTAGATAATTCTTTGGTAGGGGTGCCGGGAAGTAAAATTGTAATTCATACATACAAAGCTACTGATGGTACTGAAACATTAAAAATGGGTGAAGGAAACACCAAAAATATTGAAGTGTCTATGGAAACGAGCGAAAAGGAAATTGAATTGCTACAGAACCGTTTCCCTTGGTACGATGAAGAATTGATGAATGACCCTAATATTATTAAAGATGGTTTGAATCACATGTCTGTTGATATGTTTAACACTGCAAACGCAAAAGCTATGGCAGAATTCCAAAAAGCTACGCTCGAAGTGAAGGTTGGAAAATTTGATTTTAACGCATTTGTAGATGGAGCAACAATGTTTAACACCGAAAATGATAAACCTAATGTTTTTGCATTATGTCATAAAGAAGATGTTGCAAGTTTGCGTAAAAATTTAAAAGACGATTTGAAATATGTTGAAGCGTTTGTACGTCAAGGGTATATTGGTACTGTTGCCGGTGTAAATATTTATATTACAAAAATCGCAACAAAAGGAACAATTATTCTTGCAACGAAGAAAGCAGTTAAATATTTGAATAAGAAAGGCACCGAGATTGTGCAGGAACGTACAGACGAAAATAAACGTTTGAATACGATGTACTCACGCAAATATGGTGTCTTTTATTTTGCAGATGAACGCGAAGCAGTTAAGTTGACTATTGATCCGGAACTAAGTGCCAACTTGTTGAAGGAAGAAAAAAATACTGCAAAGTAATAAATGTTAGGAGGTGCAGTCATGAAAATTCGGACCGATTTTCCCGATCTAATGAATAGGTTGGAAGAAAAATACCCAACTACAACCGAACAAGATAGAGAAGAAGCGATAACCTACGCTGTTACACAGTATCTTAAATTAACACACGAAGATACTTATGATATTCAAAATCTTGTTTTTATGGATTGGATAAGACGTGCATGTTTTGAATTACTTGACCGAAAGTATGTGTTAGGCGTTGCGGGAGGTGTGAAACAATATTCAGAAAATGGATATCAATTCACACTTGATGGCACAGAAATTTCAAATGCTCTTGCTTTTGAAATAGCTAAGGTAGGTTTTCCGAAATGATGCAAGATATATGGATTGCACCTCTTTTAAAAGAAGGTAAAGACAATTTCGATAACCCTGTTAATGAGTATGGAGAACCATATAAAATTAGTGGGGTTAAGCTTAATTCATTGAATGGTTCCGTTGAGTTTTATGAGTTTGGCGAAAGGATTAAACACATGGCAAAAGCACTGTTACCCATGTATGCTTATCATGGAGTAATAAATGAAAAAGACAAAGCTTATTTATACGGTACAAATCCTAATGATGAAGAAATTTATGGGAGTAAAGCTAATTACCGTATTGATACAGTACGCCCGCAAGGTGTTAAGCTATTAGTTTATTTTGAGCGTATAAAATGATTGTTGAATTATCAGTTAATGGATTGAATGATTATTATAAAAGACTTAAAAAAGCATCGGAAATGTTTAAGAAAATGAAGCCTAAATTCATCGAAAAATCTTTATCATATATTCAAGACAAAGCAAATGAACATATACAAGCAACAACCGGTAATTCCAGTTGGTATGTACTAACACATGAACTTGAGAATAGTTGGGTAATCAACATATTAGAAAAGTCATTGATAAATTATTGTAGCCATGCAGCATTCGTTGAATATGGTACAGGGAGTGTTGGGAAAGGAACGCACCCGGATAGTGGCAATTATAGCTATGATGTAAAAGGACATGGTGATGAGGGGTGGTTTTTTTACGATAAGGAGCATAATTTACATTGGACGAAAGGTATGGAAGCTCATGCCTTTTTATTTGATGCTGTAAATGATTATTTATATCACGGTGGATTTGACACTATTATTAATGAAGTGCTAAACGAAGTTTTTGGAGGGTTATGATATGAGACATTTTGCGTATGACTTAATTAAAAAGAAAATTACGGAGAAATTGACGGATGAATGTATTTTTAATCCGTCTGTTTTGTCATATCCTAAAACATTTCAAAATGAGGTTATCATCACAGAAAAAGACAATACCTTACATAAACGAGACAGTTTTAATATCATTCGTGAAAGTAAGGTGTTTATTCAATTTGATATCTATACGAAAGATACAGAAATCGAAGGGCAAATGTATTCTCGATATTCTGTTTATCGTGATATAGAAGAAATCATAGACAAATTATGTACGGATCAATACAACCTTAGGGTTATTACAAGTAAACCGACACCTAACTTAGATAGAGATGTATATAAGCATACAATTATTTATGAATGCACACAAATTGATACAAAAGGGTATTTTTTTTAAAAGAGGAGGAATAACTGATGAACAAATATGAAGTTTCAGAGCAGAGAGCTATGAAAGGTGCAGGCGGTGGAGTTTATAAATTAGATGAAACCGATGGCAAGTATGCTGCACTCATTGCAACAACAAAATTACCTTTTATCACTTCATCCATGAGCGATATTGATATTAAAGTAGTCAATTCAACTATTATTGGTAAAATTGATGGTGTAGAAACACTTGAAGCTTCCGAGACAGAGGCTTATATGCATCGAGATGCAATCAATAAATTGGAAGAAATCAACGGTAAACTACTTCATTTGATGTCAGTAGCACCGGATTTCACAGGCTATAAATATGACGCAACCATTACCTACACACCTAATGAGGTAGAAATGGACGCAGCATGGATGGGTACTATTAAAATCACACCTAAAAACAAACCACAGTATATTGAGAATTGCTTTTCTTTGTTAAAGCCTACTATTAAATATGTCGATGCGGTTTCTCCAAGCATTACTTTGGAAACAACTACAGGTACTGCGAAACAGTTGATTACTACCGACCCTAAAGATGCAACACTAGAAGTAAAGAGCGATTCAGATGCTATTGCAACTGTCAAAAATGAAAGTGGAACAGTAACGATTACAGGTGTAAAAGAGGGTTCTACTATTATTCGCTATAAAGCTACTAAAGAGGGTTATGCATTAGCAGAGACAACTACTTTAGTGATTGTTCCAAGTAACAGCGTAGCGGCAGCTAATTTGGCTTTAGAAGAAGAAAAAACTAAATCTAAAACAACTAAATAAATCTACGCACCCCTAATAAAAAAAGGGGTGCGATTTCATAATATAAGGAGGAAAGCAAATGTTATTATTTGAATTTGATTATGAAGGCAAAAAGTTAGAATTCCGCATGTCTCATAAAGCGAAGGTTGAGCTAGAAAAGATTTCTAAAGAAAAACAGAAAATATTTGAAGATCAAGAAGTGTTAGGGGCAACATTAGACGTTATGGATTTTGCGAATGTAAACCAAAGAGATGCAGAAGAAAAGAACAAAGAAGATTCCGAAGAAAAGAAGAAATTGATTGTTAAACATGCATCGGTTTTATCTAAAGTTATGAATTCAATGGAAGATATTGATCCTGTTGATATGATGTATGTGTTACTCCATTGTAACCCTAAATTTAAAGATATTACAAAAGAAGAATGGGATAATATTGAATTTACAATGGAAGAAGAGATCGGCTATGAAGAATTGATGGATATATTCTATGAAATCCGTGATAAGGTTTTTACTTTACTGGAGAAGATGGCAGCTCCTCGTCAGAAAGCAATTCCGGAAACCAAACTGTTAAATTAGATAAGTACAATTCTTACGAACAATTTTGTTGGGAAGTATTATTACCTTTCGCATTAGAAGCAGGATTAACCGCCGATGAGTTTTGGTATGATGATATACAACTCGTAGAAATGCGATGTAAAGCGTATGAGAGACGTTTGGATAATCAAGCATGGGTAAATGGTCAATATGTTCATTTAGCGCTGATAAGCGCATTATCAGCAGTCATGAGCAAAGACAATTATATTGATTATCCTGACATGCCATTAACAGAAAAGGCAAAGCAGAAAAAAGAAAGGGGGGCTATACAACCTAGCAATAAAAAATATGATGATATAGCATTGCAGAAAGACCAAGAATATAGAGATTTATGGATGACTTTATATTGATGGTTTTTTTTATTTTAGACGAAGGGAGGGTAAATGAATGGCTGATTACGATAGAACGATAGGTGTGCAAATGCAAGATAATTTCGATGAAGCATCTGCCGCTCTTGATGTATTGTTGAGCAAAATAGATATTTTGAGGAAGCGTGTTAATACTATAACAAATGGAATTCAAAGATTATCAACTGCTTTTGAAGCATTAAGTAAAATCAACAATATGGATTTTAGCAATATAGATAACCAAATCAATAAAATGGTATCAACTGTTGAAAAGCTTGAAAAACGATTAAGTCAATTAAAGACACCTAATATGAATTCTTTAAAATCGTTTTTGGATAGCTTTAAAGCATTTAATGTATCTAGCTTTGAGAAAATACAAGAGATACCATCTATTATGCGCTCAATTGAAGCTGTTGACGCTTCGAAAGTTGGAAGAGTATTTAGTACACTTGATACACAGATTTCACCATTCATACAGCACTTAAATGAAGCAAAGTCGAAGTTGGATAACTTTGGCGCGAAAACAAATATATCAAACTTAAACAAAGACTTAGAAACATCTAAGAAAAAAGTTAAAGATGTAGGAAATGAAGCTTCTAAGACTAGAAAAAGAATCAATCAAATATTCACAGTTGGAAATTTGATTTATTTCTACAATATGTCTAAGCAAATTTTTCGTGGCATCGGAGAAATTATCGGTAAAGCAATAGATTTTACCGAAGTTGAAAACTACTTCTCACGTGCTATGGGAAATATGCGTGGCGAAGCCATGAAATTCCAAGAACAGCTTTCTGAAACCTTCGGTCTAGCAATGCCTGATACCATGCAGATGCAAGCAACATTTAAAAACATGCTTGGATCTCTTGGTGGGATTAGTGAAGAAATGTCTTATATGTTATCAGAACGCGTTACAAAGATGGCGATTGACTTTTCTTCTTTATACAACACTTCAATTGAACAGGCATCTACAAAATTTCAAGCAGCTTTGTCCAAACAAGTGCGGCCGATCAGGTCTGTTTCAGGTTATGACATCACGCAGAATGTATTACAGGCAACAATGCAAGAAATCGGAATGAATGATGTTAAGATTTCACAAATGAACGAAATTGAAAAGCGTTTATTGATTATCTTGACATTACAAAGCCAAATGGCTCGTTCTGCTGCGATGGGGGATTTTGCACGTACCATTAAGTTTAGTGGCTTTATACCGAGAGGTATATCGAATAACCTCGTGAACGCAAGCAAAAGCGGTGTGGTAGCTATTAGTTACTGCTAACAGGGAAACTCTTTAAATAAAGACAATCCTGTGCTAAGCCTATTTTTATAGGAAAGTGCAACGACTATCCCGAAAGGGAGTACAACGGAGATTAGCACCGTTGGAAGTGCGAGGGACGTTATTTAATAACGTTGTGATATAGTCTGATCTCTATAGTGATATAGAGTTAACATAAATGTGAACAACCTGCCAACCAATTACGTGTTTTACAACAGCAATTAGCAGAGGTAGGACGTTGGATTGGTTCGGTATTCTATGGTGTTATCGGCTCTGTACTTCCATACATCAACGGGTTTGTCATGGCTATCAAAGAATTAGTGCGAACATTCGCTCTTTTCTTAGGTTATGAGTTACCAAATTCAACAGGACAAACCGGAACTATTCTTGATGGACTAGAGGAAGGTATGGGTGGCGTTTCGGACAGTGTAGGAGATATCAATAGCGGTTTAGATGAAACAAACAAGAAGTTAAAAGAAGCGGTTGGTAGTCTAGCATCTTTCGATAAACTGAATGTCATTAAACCACCAACTGATACCGGTTCTTCCGGAGGTGGAGGTACCGGTGGTTTAGGAGGAATGACTGTTGACCCACGCCTTTTAGAAGCTTTAAATAAATATGATTATTTGTTTGGCAGTATCCGTATGAAAGCAATGGATATTAGAGATAATTTGTTGCAATGGGTAGAAGCTGCTAAAAAATTCTTAGATGTAAATATATTTGAGAAGTTTTCAAATAGTTGGAATAAATATGGACAGTCTGTTATTGATAACCTATTAAATTCGAGTGAAAACATCAATCATATTCTTGGTGGAGCATTCGATATTGTCGGTGAAAAATGGGGTTCGTTCTTTCAAGAAGCAACGGATTTATTTTTCGGATTATTAGATACTGCTAGTATGTGGGCTGACAATGTAACATACTTTTTTAAAGTAGTTTGGGATAACGGCGGAAGCTATTTATTTGAGAAACTTTGGGATTTAGCCGAAGCATTCTTAAAGCTAGCAAACAGTATAAACGACAACTTTGTTAAACCGGTAATAACTTGGCTAAAAGGTTCAATTACACCGATATTCGCAAGCCTTGTTGGTGCTGTTCTTGCAGGTGTAGGAAAAATCGTAGATGTATTAGCAAACCTTATTAACTGGCTTGCAGAAACAAGAGGTGCTACGATCGCTTTAATGTCTATTGCCGGAGGCTTTTATGCTGCGTGGAAAATAGGAAAGTTGGTAAAAGATTTTCAAACGCTCGGTTCTTCTTTTACTGTATTCGAAAAACTAATCGTGCTACTTACCGATAACAGTAAAATTGCACAGAAATTTTTTGAAGTTTTCACAGGAGGACGTAAAAATGTTTTATCTTTTAAAGATGCGTATAAAACATTAAACGCAGCATTATCATCTACTAAGGTTTGGACTACTTTAAGGACTATGTTAAGTGGAGTTTGGCAAAAAATCGTTAATTTAACAAGTAGTGTTCCAATTTTAAGTACAGCAGTAAGCGGATTGTCAAAGGTATTCAGTTTTTTAGCAGCAAATCCACTTGTCGCAGTTGCTGTGGGTATAGCTGCTCTTGTGGCGGGTATTGCATTGCTTGGCAGCACACAAAAAGAACAGAAGTATGAAATGGAAGATTATACTGAAAGCGTCCAAAAACAAGCGGAAGCAGCGGACGAATTAGCAAAATCATTAAATGATGCCGAAGAAGCTGCTAAAAATTCGTATGCAGATAAACTTGGAGATATTGGAACAGTCGAAAAATATCTTCAAAAGCTACGTGAAATGTCGGGAGAAACCGGTTATGTAGACAATGTTAATCTTGCAAAAATGTATGTCGAGGAAATCAATTCGTTATTACCGGAAACAGTACAATTAACTGCTGATGGTAGAGTAGAGTGGTTAAAAAATACAGATGCTATTTACCAAGAAATCGCAGCACTCAAAGAAGAAGCAAGAGTGAAAGCTTATCAAGAACTATACACACAAGCTGTTCGTGATGAGATAAAGGCGCGTACAGACCTTACTATGACAACAGAAGAATTGAATAAGAAAGTTCAACGGTTAAATGAATTAAAATCAAAGAGTTCTCTTTCCGATGAAGAAGTAGAAGAAATAGGACAACTTAATGCTGATATTTCAGGATTGAACGATACCATCGGTAAGCAAAATGAAATACTTGGTAAAACCTCTAAATTGCAAGATGAATATATTGCAGGAATGGAAGGCTTAGCGGGAAAAACAGACGAGTATAATTCAGCTCTTAAATTATCTTATCAAGGACTTTCTGATGCTGGTAACCAAGCATTCAATGACTTAGGTACTAAGATGCAGGAATTCCAAAGACAACATGATGAATATGTTGCAAAAGGACTTGATAATAACAGTAAAGAGCTAAAGGATATTCAATCTTCACGAAAACTCATTATTGATGAATATACTCAACAGGCTGTGGCGTATGGGAAAACGTATGATGAGTTGCTTGTCATTTTAAATCAACAAGGTGTAACATTGACAGAAAATGAAAAAGCACTACTCGAAAAATCATACAAGAACCATGAGAAAAACAGTAAAGAAATTCTTGAGATTGCTAGAAAACAAGGTCTTATGTTGAATGAGCAACAAAAATCCGATTTCACAGCGTTCTTGAACACTTTGCAAAATAACAATGTTAAGATTAAAAAAGAAAATGCTACTATGTATATGAATTTGTATAGCGCTTATACAGAGCATGGAAAGAATATGAATGCTGAACAACAAGGACAGTATCAAAAATTCTTAACTTTGTTAGCACAACACAACATTGATGTCAATTCAAAGAACGGAGAACAGTACCTTAAGACATATCTTGATTATCAAAAGAATGGTAACGAGAGTGGAGAAGCGTATATTACGTCATTATCAACCGCTTTAGGAGATAAGACAGGTAAAGTATCTAAAAAAGCTGATGATGTATCAAAGAATGCCAAGAATATTATCGAGAGCAAAAAACCTAAAATCAACGTGGATATTCCCGATGTTTCCGGTAAGGCATGGAATGCATGGAGTAAAGTTAATTCAGTATTCGCTAATAACCCTATCGCACTTAAATTCATTGCTAGTGCAGAGAGTATAGGTTCTAGCTTAAAAAATGCTTTTTCACATGTGTTTGGTGTTCGAGCTTACGCTACCGGCGGCTTTCCTGATGTAGGGCAAATGTTTATCGCTCGTGAACGAGGACCTGAATTGGTCGGTACCATTCGAGGACGTTCGGCAGTTGCAAACAATGATCAAATTATTGCAGGTATCAGTTCCGGTGTATATGAAGCTGTATTAGCAGCTATGCAAGCGATGGGTGGTAATAATTCACAGAGCATAAACCTTGAAAATTACATTATTGTTGATGGGAAAATCATGCAGAAGCAAGTAACTAAAGCTGATGAAAAACATTCACGTAAAACAGGAAAACCGTTGTTCAAGAAATAATAGGAGGTGTCGTAAATGAATGACGTAAGAGGGATTACAAATGATTTTAATGATGAAGAACGTAAAATTCAAGTAAAAGGAACTTCGTTACCATACACAAGCGCACCTCCTGATTATCAGTTTTCAGATTTAGATAACGAGGGTATTCGACCTTTCAAAACAGGGGTTCTAAGAAGAAACAGAATACGTAAGAATGTTATGTCCATTGGCTTAAGTTGGGAGAATATCAGTCCTAAAACAGCAGAAAGTATTCTTGCTTTAGTCGATGAACAAACATTTAGTGTGAATGTGTATGATAGGACACAGAAAAAGCGTGTAAATAAAACAATGTATCGTAGCGCAGATGTTACATATAGGGAAGAAAAATATGTAGGAGGGTATGTTGCCTTCCTTTCTTTTTCCCTAATCGAATGCTAGGGAGGTGTTTTCTTATGTTTCGTCTATTCATCAATAACGAAGAATATACCGATTATATTGTTTCAAATCCCGAAATATCAGGACAATTTGTGGAAGATACAATTATAGGTAACACACCTTCACTTGCTTTGAATTTGACACTTGATAATACGGATAAGGTTTTTGACAATTTATTAGACTTCCCTTTTGTTATAAAAGATGAAGAAAAAGCTATTGGTTCTTTCTTCGTAGTTGAAGCTCCGGAACGTATGACAAATCAACTTTATTTAGAAATGTACGATAGTATGTCATTGACTGATATTCGATATGAAAGTAAATTAAAATATCCGACTACATTAAGAGATCAATTAGACGAAATGTCAAGACTGTTGAAAATGCCAATTGACTATACTGCTATTCCACAAGATATGGTAACACGAACTGTTGGTATGTACGACAATACGCTATCAATACGCAATCATTTGTCGATGATCGCAGAAGCTTATGCTTGTAATGTGTACGCTAAAGAAACGGGTGGATTGATATTCAAAAGGATTTCTTCCAAAACAAAGCATCATATTACAGAGAATGACGTAGAGCAGTTTGATAAAGAAATGTTGGAAGAATTCACAATATCAAAAGTTACGTTTGATGATACAGTTTTACTTTTAGAAGCTGGCACAAACGAAAAGAATACTCTTTACCTAACACAAGATAATATGTATATTGATGATCAAAAAACTGTCGATTATATATATAGTGTGATTAACGGATTAAGCATTTATTCCGTACAAGACTTAAAGATTGCAGCTGTTAATGATGCAAGACTTGGAGATATTATTGAATTTGATGGATATTTTCGTTATATGGTTCTTGATTTTAAAACCACTTATTTGAATGGAGAGTATAACATTCAAGAAATGAATGGTAGGATAAATACCAAAAACCTTGAAACGATGCAAACGACTGTACCGTCTGATGTGAAAATAAAACGATTAAAGGTGCTTGTAGATCAAAATGAGACTTCACTTAAAATTTTAGCTCAAAAGCAAGAAGGACTTAACAATAAAATTAGTGAAATCGAAGTAACCTTAGATGGCATTAAAACGAAGGTAGAAGATGTTAAAACTTCATATCTTCATATCGCTTATGCCAACTCATCAGATGGTGTAACTGGTTTTAGTACTACGGATTCCACAAATAAGTTATATATCGGACAATATACCGATTTTGTTAAAGCAGATTCTACTGACCCTAAGAAGTACTCATGGACTAAAATTAAGGGTGAGACTGGACCACAAGGTCCTAAAGGAGAACCTGGGCTTCAAGGTCTTCAAGGACCAAAAGGGGAACAAGGTATACAAGGACCGAAAGGTGAAGATGGTGCAGACGGTGCTTCAGGTAAGACTTCATATTTCCATATTAAATATTCTTCAGTAGCAAATCCTACAACATCTAGCCAAATGACTGAAACGCCATCGACTTATATTGGTACTTATGTCGACTTCGAACCTACTGATAGCACAGACCCATCGAAATATACTTGGGCACAATTTAAAGGTTCTCAAGGGGCTAAGGGAGAACAAGGTATACCGGGAACGAATGGCGCTAACGGTAAAACCTCATATTTGCATATCGCTTACGCTAATAGTGCTGATGGTAAAACGGGCTTCAGTGTATCTGATTCAGCAGGTAAATTGTATATAGGACAATACACAGACTTTACCCAAGCTGATTCCACTGATCCAACAAAATATAGTTGGACAAAAATTAAAGGTGAAACAGGTGCTACCGGTGCGACGGGTAAAGGAATTAAAACCATAGCTAACTACTATTTAGCTAGTGCAAGCGGTAGTGGGGTAACTGATGCTACATCAGGATGGACGACAACAATTCAATCCATATCTGCTAGTAAGAAATATTTATGGAATTACGAGCTCATAACCTACACTGATAATAGCACGACAAAGACTACACCATGTATTATCGGAGCTTATGGCGACAAGGGTCAAACTGGAGATGCAGGGGCTGCGGGTGCAGCTGGCGTTGGTATTTCCGGTATTACTGAATATTATCAAGTATCGACATCTAATACAACTGCTCCAACGTCATGGGGTACAACTGTTCCAACGTTAACCGCAACTAACAAATATCTTTGGAACTATGAAAAAATAACCTATACGAACGGTACGTCTAAAGAAACAGCGAAACGCGTTATTGGTGTATATGGAGATAAGGGGAATACAGGCGCCACTGGTCCTCAAGGTATTGGAGTTAAGTCCTCAACCGTAACATATCAGGCAAGTACTTCAGGAACTACTATTCCGACTGGTAGTTGGGTATCGACTATTCCTACCGTTGCCGCAGGTCAATATCTATGGACGAGAACTATTATCACTTATACCGATAACAAGACTACGACATCTTATTCGGTTGGTCGAATGGGTCAAAATGGAGCGAATGGTAGTCCTGGTGCTGCTGGTAAACCAGGAGCTGATGGTAAAGGTGTTAAATCCACCGCTATTACTTATCAAGCAGGAGCATCGCAAACTTCTGCTCCAACTGGTTCATGGTCTACATCAATACCCAAAACAACTCCAGCTCTACCATATTTATGGACTCGTACCGTAATAACTTACACAGACAACACTACAAGCACTTCGTATTCAGTAAGTAGCACATTAGATAGTGTTGAAATTGGTGGAAGAAATTTGCTATTGAAAGCAAAAAAACCGAATGTGTTTGGAAGTTCAAATATATTGGGGACTGTTTCGTTTAGTGCTTGGGATGCCTATGCAGAATCGAATCTGGTGGATGTTGATTGGAATAGACGATACGGAGAACTGTTAACGTATCGTTGCTGGCTAGATAATACAGACGAGACCGCGTTTAGTAATACGGGAATCATGTTGCATTTTAGATATGCGGATGGAACTTATAAGCAGTTTTTTAGTAATAGTCTTTCAAAAGGTCAAACTGGTTGGTGTCAAATTACTACCGCTATTCCAGACCCCACAAAGAACTCGAACCCGACAACGATTACCCATGTACAGGCATCAATTAGGCATAATAGCGATAAAGCTCCGCTATCCAAAGTCTCGTTTAAAAACGCAAAGGTCGAACTCGGTAACAAAGCAACAGACTGGTCTCCGGCTCCTGAAGATCTGCAAGAGGAGATAAAAGACTCTATCGACGATGCGACTTCGGCAATCACAGAAGAATATAGATCTGCAATCGATCAGACAAGTAAACAAATAGAAATGATGATAGAAAGTGTTAGAACAGAGACTGATGCTAATACAGAATCTATAACCGCCGTTTCTAACCAATTGCAGATAACTACTGAAATGGCTCAGTTTGTTAAAACAACAACCGAGAAATTGCAGTCAGTTGTAGACGGTAAACTTAGTGCGGAAGAAGTTAAAGAATGGGCAAGATTCGACGGTGCTTCTTTGGAGTTAGGAGCTTCTAATAGTCCATTCAAAGCAGTCTTATCTAACACCGAATTGGCATTCTATCAGGGTGATATAAAAGTTGCACGTATTTCAAATAACGAACTTTATATTCTAACCGCAGTAATTCTAACCTCCATCAAATGTGGCAACTTCACATTAATCGATGAAGGTTCTTTAGGTTTCTCATTGATTTAGAAAGGAGATGGTTAGATGCCAGGTGCTAGCGCAAGTAAAAATATATATGGTACTGCTTCGTCTTATCCGTATGTATTAAAAGTAAGTTTCAAAGAAACTGCTACCAGTGTGGCTAATAACACATCAGTCATTTCTATTAGCGGTTCTTTATACGGTCAATATGTAAGTTGGTCTTCAAATTACAATTCATATTTGGATATTTATTGGCATGATAACCGAACTAATAAAAACATATTAGTAGCTACATCTGACGCGTTTACTGGAAATGCTATGGGTCAGACTCGAAGCGTTTCTAAATCTATCACAGTTACACATAACGCAGATGGTAAGTTATCAGGTTATGCTGCTATTCAATTTAGAGCAGGTTCTACTTCTGGTGGTTGGTCTCCTCCATCAACATGGTTACAGACAGCATCAACCGCATTGACGTCTATAGCCAGAGCATCGAGCATTAGTTCGCTTCAAGGTAGTGTTCTTGGCAGTGCTGTAATAGTCGGTATATCTAGAGCGAGTAGCAGCTTTACTCATGAAGTAGAGTATTCGTATGCTGAAAGTGGATGGATTTCAGTAAGTACGTCAGCTGCTACTTCAGCGTCTTTTACCCCGCCCGTTAGTTTAGCAAACCAAGTTCCTAATGCTACTACTGGATCTTTAACGGTTCGTGTGATCACTATGAATGGGTCTACTCAAGTAGGGAGTGCGGTAACTAAGTCTATAAATTTGAGTATTCCGACTAGCATTGTTCCGACTATTGGTTCAGCTACCGCCGCACGAGTAGATAACGGTGTTCCTTCGGATTGGGGTGTTTATGTTGTAGGCTTCTCACAAGTCGAAATAACGTTTTCGGCTTCCGGGGCGTCTGGTTCGACAATTGAATCAAATTCGATTAGCGGACCGGGCATAATTGCAAACTCAAATAGTGCGACTTCTAGTACGTTTACAGTAGCCGGCACTAAAACTTATACCTGTAAGACGACAGATAGTCGTGGGCGAAGTGCTACAAAGAGTGTATCTGTTATAGTCGTAGATTACAGTAACCCATCAATTAGTGTATCGGCTATAAGATGCAACAGCGATGGAACTGTATCTTCTAATGGTACTTATCTTAAAGTTACATGCAACTACTCGATAGCAAGTGTATCCGGTAAGAATTCAGTAGCTTCTCGTTCTGTTACATGTAATGGTGTGTCAAATACTACATTCTCTAGTGGCGCAGCGTTTGTATTAGCGGCTAAATGTTCGATAGGATCTAAATACACCCTAACCGCCACGATTAAAGATGCTTTAGGTAAAACTGCAACTGCGACTATCGAAATTCAAACTGCAGAGCGAGTTATGAATGTTAAGGCTAATAAAAAAGGTATTGCGTTTGGCAAGTTTGCAGAAAGAGATGGATATTTAGAAGTTGCATATAAAATGTTATTGGAAAATACATTTTGTATGCTTACCAGCGGACGTATTAGACAGCCATTATTTATGGTTTCAGGTAGCGCAAATGGTGATGGAGTAGTATTAGGTAACTCTGGAGGCGTAGTCGTTTTATCATCGGGCAAAGCTTACAACAGTTATATTAATAATGTAGGAGCTATAGATGTAACAAAAAAAAGTGCCTATGTATTATGCGATGACGATTTACGTATTATTACAGGACTTCAAGATCCTGCTAATAGAAAATCGGTATATGTGTATAGCAATGGGGTTGTAGAAATCCCATCTACTTTACATGCAGCCTCTCATGTTATATCTAACGGCGGATATTTGTATTCACGAGCAAACGGTAAAGAAATCAAAATAGGATCTGAAAATGCTTCGTATTGCCATTATATTACTACTGCTAGTACACATTGGTTCAATACACAAGTCTATATTGCAGGAGCATTACAAGTTGAAGGAAAATTAGCTGCTGGTACTATATTGCATCCAACCGGAGCAGAATGGATTGGATTTTATTCTAGCAATGCTAATGCTTGTACTAACACCAAACGAAAAACATATATCGGACCTAATGGAACAACTAATTTCTATATTCAGAACGAAGCTGGAGGAAGCTGTATTGTTAACAAGGCTTGGTCAGTGGGATCTGATAAGCGTTTAAAAAAAGACATAAAAGACATTGCCGATGTTTATGTTGATATTTGGAAAGAATTAAATCCAAAAACATTTAAATGGAACGATATTAACTACGGAACAGATAAAAATGAATTTGGTCTAATCGCTCAAGATGTTATAGCCGCTTTTGAAAAACACAATTTAGATTATAGAGATTATAGTCTAATAACACAGTTCAAAATAGGCACACCTGATAATGAAGACGAGGTTAAAGAGAATAGCGATATAACAAAAGATATTACTGAATACTTCTCACTATCTTATGACCATTATTTCATGATGACCGCACAAGTTGTTAAGAAGCAGCAAGAAGAGATCGACACTCTAAAGCAAGAAGTATCTGAATTAAAAGAACTAGTTAAACAATTACTAGGAAAGGAGGTTAGTTAAACTTACCTCGGTGTTCAACATGTGGTTAAGAACAAAGTGATAAGGCGTACTTCAAAGTGCGTCTTTTTTCATGTCCTAGAATGACTTTAAACTTAGCTAGAAAAGAGGAAAAGAAATGAATAACATTAACTGGGAGGTACGAATTAAAAATAAGCAATTTTGGATTGCGTTGATTCCAGCGGTACTATTACTTATTCAAGTGATCGCTGCTGTATTTGGTTTTACACTTGATTTAGGAGATTTAGGAAATAAGTTATTAGCGGTAGTAAATGCTTTGTTTGCTGTCTTATCTATTCTCGGTATCGTTGTTGACCCCAATACCGAAGGCATTGCAGATAGTGAAAGAGCCTTGCAATATAGAGAGCCAGCTAAAAACTGCAATCATGTAGGTGAGTAATGTGCAGGATTTAGAAGTATTAGGTGGGTTGATAACGTGGCTTGTTCCACTCATCGCAGTAGCTGCTCCTGTTCTAAAATTAAATGGGAACATTACAAGGCTAAATACGATATTGGAACAAGCCCTAAAGACAATCGAAAAGCAAGGCAATAGTATTGAAAAATTGAATAATGAGCTATATGAAGTAAAGCATATTCAAGCGAATCACGAAACAAGATTGCTGAGTATTGAGAAAAGAATGGATAAAAAAGGATGCTGAAATGGCGTCCTTTTTTGATAAAAAGAAAGAGAGGAAATTAACATGAAAAAAGGACAGACAAGTAAACGTGGAGGAATTCAAGATATTTTATTCCCAATGGAATATATGAACATTACACAAGGAAATAATGGGCAGTATAGCCATCAAGGAGCCAATGCGTTAGATCTAGCCGGTAAAGATACAGGTAGAGATTTATTCTATGCTCCTTTCGATGTACGCTGCGTTGCGACAGGTGATCGTAATACAGAGGGAAATGCTGCGTTTTGGCAATCCGTTAATCAGGTGCGTTATGCCGATGGTACAGTAGATTATGCAACAATTATGGTGCTTCATGATAACAGCTTGAATGGAATTTATCCGGGTGCGACATATAAACAAGGCGCACAAATTGGACAAGAAGGAACTGCAGGAAACGCCACAGGAAATCACAATCACTTTGAAATTGCAAAAGGTAAATTTACACATAAATATGATTTGAACAAATATGGTGTGTATCACTTGCCAAGAAGCATTAGTGCAGATCAAGCTTGTTTCGTAGATGGCACTACTATTTTGAATGCAAATGGTATGAAGTGGAAGAAATTTGCCGACGTTCAAGTAGGAGGTGCATCAAACGGCACTGTTTTGAATGAAATTCCTAGCGACTTTATCAAAGAAAGCGCAACATTCTATTGTAATGTCGATAAAATCAATATTAGACTTGCTCCAAGCTTAAAAGGACAACTGACAGGAGATTGGTATGAGAATGGAATGTCGGTTAAATATGATGGATATGTAAAACGTGAAGGCTATGTATGGATCAGTTGGGTTAGTGCTAAAACCAAAAAGCGTCATTGGATGGCAGTTGGCGAGCTTAACAAGAACGGCTATAATACCAAACCTTACGGAACATTTAAATAA